CATTTTTATGAAGAATATAGGAAAGTTTTTCGATGAATGTGCAACCCTGGTCTGAAGTGTTTGTGAATGGTACATTTGACATTCTACATCCTGGACACTTAGCACTCCTCAAGTTTGCTAAGAGCAAAGGGGAATGGTTGACCATAGGTATTGATTCAGATAAAAGAGTTAAGAAACTCAAAGGAGAGTCAAGACCTGTTAATGATGAATATGCAAGAAAAGAAATGCTACTGGCTCTCAGTGTTGTAGATGATGTGTATATCTTCAATTCTGATGAGCAATTGTGCGACTTGATTAAACACATCAAACCTGATACAATGATTGTAGGATCAGACTATAAAGACAAACCAGTTATTGGTAGTCAGTATGCTAAAAAATTGATGTTCTTTGAAAAAATTAATGGATACTCAACAACTAAAATCATTAAGAATATTGCTAATAGGTGAATCTTGTATAGATGAATACCATTATGGACAGTGCAACAGGTTAAGTCCTGAGGCACCTGTTCCTGTGCTTGATCATGTGTATAGTAAATCTTGTCCTGGTATGGCAGCAAATGTTCTGCAGAATTTAGAATCATTTGGGGCACAAGTAGATGTTATTACTAATGATCCAAGTGAACTTATTAAGGAGAGATATGTTGATGCTAGATCAAAGCATCAATTGCTTAGAGTTGATAGAGGAAAGAAGGTAGAACCTATCAGCAATACAAACTTATACTTGTCTGACCTGACAGTATATGATGCAATTATATTCTCAGACTATGAGAAAGGACTCATCCCATATAATATTGCAAAAGATATTTGCATGACTTCCTCTTGTCCCATTTTTGTAGATACAAAAAAAGTTGATCTAACCTGCTTCCCCAAGTGCTTCATCAAGATCAATGAGTTTGAAGAGATGGAATCCCATGCTTTCAGTACTGATTCAGAGATGATTGTAACTAAGGGTAAGCAAGGTGCATTCTGGAATAGTATAAGTTTTCCTGCACCTTCTGTTGATGTATATGATGTATCAGGTGCTGGTGATGTGTTCCTAGCAACCTTTGCTATGTCTGTTACTTGTGATGATCCTATTGGGACATCAATTGAAAGAGCAGTAAAGATGGCATCTAGATCTGTACAACACTTTGGAACATATAAACTTACTGAGGAAGATGTAAATGAGATATGTAGTTGATATTGATGGTACTATTTGTGTGCCAGGTAAAACAAATGAAACAAGATATACTGAAGCATTGCCAATTCAGGGTAGAATTGATAAAATAAATAAGTTGTATGATGAGGGACACACCATTGTGTATCTCACTGCTAGAGGTATGGGTAGGTTTAATAATATTGCTGACCTAGCTACAAAAGAATTCTATGAATTTACAGAGATACAATTAAGTTTGTGGGGATGTAAATATCATCAGTTATTCTTGGGTAAACCCTCTGGTGACTTCTATATTGACGACAAAGGGGTACACTCTGATGACTTCTTCAAGACCTAGAGCAGGTAATCCTGTCAAATTTGTACCCAAGGGGTGGGGATTTGAAAAGTGGATTGTCAACTGCGAAGATTACTGTGGTAAGATCTTGTTTATTACCAAGGGCAAGCAATGTTCTTGGCATCATCATAACCAAAAGGATGAAGTATTCTATGTCCAAAGTGGCAAGATTAGAATCTTATATGGATGGGAAGATGAATTAGACTTAGCATCTGTTGCTGTCTTAGAACGTGGAGATAAGTTCCATGTACCTACAGGAATGCGCCATAGAATGTATGCACTTGAAGATACTGAATTATTTGAATTCAGTACAGAACATTTTGACGAAGATAGTATTAGGATTGAAAAAGGAGACTGAATGAAAATTACAGTATTGGGATCAAGTGGGCAGATTGGTGCCTACCTCACTGACTATTTGCGTGACAAGGGACACTATGTCTATGAGTTTGACAAAAATCATAACCCACATGAAGACCTCACACTCATCCCTAATCCTTTATTGGAAGAACGCATTGCTGATTCTGATTTTGTGTTCTTTCTCGCATTTGATGTTGGAGGCTCAAGATACCTCAAGAAGTATCAACACACCTTCAACTTCGTTGACAACAACACAAGATTGATGGCCAATGTATTTGGTTTGTTAGAGAAGTATAATAAGAGATTTGTATTTGCATCATCTCAGATGAGTAATATGAGTCACTCTCCTTATGGTACACTCAAAAGAGTTGGTGAACTCTATACTCAGACACTAGAAGGACTCACTGTGAAGTTCTGGAATGTCTATGGCATTGAGAAAGACATGGCAAAAGCACATGTCATCACTGATTTCATCAAGAAAGGATTTGAGCATGGTGACTTTGATATGTTGACTGATGGTACAGAAGAACGTCAGTTCCTGTATGCTGAAGACTGCTGTGAGGCACTAGAAACAGTGATGGATTGCTATACACAATTCAAACCAGAAGACCCACTACATATCACTTCTTTCAATCAATCTAGTATTAAAGAAGTTGCTCACATTATTCAAGGTCAGTTCAATCTGATTGGTAGACCTATCAATATTAATCCAGGTTCTGCTAAGGATAGTGTCCAGATGGACAAGAGAAATGAGGCAAGCACATACATCACAGGATGGTGGTTGCCAAAGACCAATCTTCAAGATGGTATTGCAAAAGTATTCAATGAAATGAAAAAACATTATGACGATTTCGTATAATAGACTTGGTTCTAATGGACGACATGGGAACCAAATGTTTCAGTATGCTGGTTTTAGAGGCATTGCTGCTAACAGAGGATTTGATTGGGTAATTCCACCTGAGGATTGTCCATCAACCTGTAACTACAGTCTTTTTGAATGCTTCAAGATGGAAAGTGTTCAAGAAGATAACTTTGGATATGGTAAGGGTAGAACTATTGACAAAGGCATCTTTCATTTTGATGAAGATCTTTATAATAATTGTCCTGATGAAGTAAATATCAATTACTATCTTCAGTCAGAGAAATATTTCAAAGACATTGAAGATGATATTAGAAAGGACTATACTTTCAAGGATGATATTGCTGAGTCCTGTAAGGAGATTATGAATGATGTTGGAGATGCTATCTTCATTCACGTCAGACGTGGTGACTATGTTGCTACACCAGACTATCATCCTTGCCAACCTGTATCATACTATGAGAAAGCATTAGAAAAATTTGATAAGGATATTCCTGTTCTTATTTTCTCTGATGATCTAGATTGGGTAAGACAACAAGAACTGTTTAAACCAGATAGATTCCTACTGTCTGAAAATCATATCAAGTATCCTAATAATGTAAGACTTGGTGATGGTAGTGTTCAGCAATCACTAGTTCCCTACTGGGATATGTGCTTGATGTCTATGTGTAAAGGTGCTATAATTGCGAATAGTAGTATGAGTTGGTGGGGTGCCTGGTTGCAGAACAATGCAGGCAAAGTTGTTGCACCAGATATGTGGTTTGGTCCAGCATACTCACACTATATTATGACTGATTTGTTACCTGAGCACTGGGAGAAGATTTGATGCTTACATTCAATAAACTTGGAAAGTCTGGGAGACTTGGCAACCAGATGTTTCAATATGCTGCCCTGAGAGGTATTGCTGCTAACAGGGGATTTGACTGGGCAGTACCACCTCCAGGGACTTCTGGCGTTGATGAGTATGGTTGTGAGAACAACTACTGTATGTTTGAAACATTCAAGATGACTGGTGCTACACCAGAACATCATGGTTTCAATGACAATGGAAGGTGGGCAGTATGGAAAGAGTTTCATTTTAATCAGGAGTTGTTTAACCAGTGTCCTGATGATGTAAACCTTGATGGTTACTTCCAGACTGAGAGATACTTTGAGAACATCAGAGATGAAATCAGAAAGGACTTTCAGTTTCATGATTCAATCTATGAACCATGTAAGGACATGATGGATAGTATTGATAGTGATAGAAAAATCTTCTTACATATTCGTAGAGGTGATCCTAAACTGCCCTGGGCATATGTAAACCTTGAGAATGCACACCCAGTACAGACCTGGGAATACTATGAGGCAGCACTTAAGAAATTTCCAAAGGATATTCCTGTGGTTGTATTCTCTGATGTTATTGAATGGTGTGCAGAACAAGAATTCTTTAAACCAGATAGGTTTATCTTATCAGAGACCACAGCAGAACTGTCTGATGGTCAGAGAGAACCTTGGACTGACTTGTGTCTGATGTCTCTGTGTACTGATGCAATCATTGCTAATAGTTCTTTCTCCTGGTGGGGTGCATGGTTGATGAATGATCCAGAAAAGACTGTGGTAGCACCTAAGAAATGGTTTGGTCCACAGTTTGATCACTACCATATGGATGACTTGTTACCTAAGGGATGGATTCCAGTATGAATGACCTAACTTATATTCTTCCCACTCGTATTGAGTCAGAGGACAGACTGAAAAATGTTATCACATCAGTCACATATCTTCTTGCTAACTTCCCTACATCCAAAGTGATTGTGAAAGAGGTGAGTGAGAGAGCAACATTTAAGTTTAGGGCAATCCCTGAAATTAAAAAGTTTATTGGTACTAAAAATCTTGAATACATATTTGAAGAGAGTAGTGATCCACTCTTTCATAAGACTAGAATTCTGAATGACCTTATTCTTGAGGCAGACACTGAGTTCATTTGTAGTCATGATGTAGATTGCATCTATCCTCATACCAGCCACAAGACTGCCTATGATATGTTGAAAACTAATCAGGCAGATGTTGTTTACCCTTATGGATGTGGTGTCTATCAGTATCAAGTAGACTATCCTATGGAAGTTTTCCAACAGTTTATGGAAAGCAGATTTGATATGAATGTCATCCAACCTAAATGTAGAACAGAATCATCCACTATTGGTTGGACACAGTTCTATAACAAACAGAAATGTATCCAAGGTGGTATGTGGAATGAGAACTTCCTCTCTTGGGGTGCAGAAGATTGTGAGTTTTACTTTAGGTTTAACATCCTAGGGTTTAAAGTGGCAAGAGTGGATGATTGGATTTGGCATTTTGAACATTCAAGAAGTCATAACTCTCACTATCACAATCCAAAGTTTCAGGATAATCATAACCTGTGGCAGTGGATGAAGAATCAAAATAAACAAACAATTATTGATTACATGAACCAACAAGAGTATGTGAAGAGGAGATATCAAGATGCTAGCATTTAATCACCTAGGAGTTCTGGGCAGACTGGGCAACCAGATGTTCCAGTATGCTTCTCTGAGAGGCATAGCAGCAGCAAGAGGGTATGACTTTGGTATCCCTCCCTCAGACTTCTCTGATGAGTGGAGGAACCATCAGTTGTTTGAGGTGTTTGACTTACCATATCTACCACAAAATAATATTAGATTCCTTGACAGTGGTTGTGCTCCTGTAGTACAAGAAAAACAATACACATTTGATGTCACACTCTTACAGCAATGCCCTAATGAGGTATCACTGTGGGGATTCTTTCAGTCAGAAAAATACTTTAAGCATATTGAATCAAGCATCAAAGAAGATTTTACTTTCAGGAATGAGATTCTAAATCCCTGTAAAGAAATGATTGGTGGTAATAAGTTTCTGTCTCTCCATATCAGGAGGACAGACTACTTGACAAACAGTGAGAACCATCATAACCTGGGTATGGATTATTATGAGGAGGCACTAAGTCACTTTCCTGATTGGGATGTGGTTATCTTCTCTGATGATCCAGAGTGGTGTAAGAAACAAAAACTGTTTCAAGATGATAGGTTCCTCATTTCAGAATCAGGAGATAACAAAGTAGATCTGTGTCTTATGACTTTATGTAAGGCACATATTATTGCAAACTCTTCCTTCTCCTGGTGGGGCGCTTGGTTGGCAGACAGTGAGAAAGTCATTGCTCCATCCAAATGGTTTGGACCACTTAATGAACACAAAGACACATCAGACCTTATTCCTGAAAGATGGCACAGAATTTAAGAGATAAAAACAAGGCACTCCATAAACTTCAGGGTATGGGTCCTATCTACTGTATCAACCTTGACGATCAACCTGAAAGGTGGCAGTATATGCAAGAGCAGTTTGATTACTGGGGCGTCACTGACGTCACCAGGATCTCTGGTTATGATGGTAGGGATGATGACCTTAGTGATATCATTAAGGGAAGGTATCCAGATATGATGACTTCTGGTGAGATTGGTTGTACAACTTCACACCTGAAAGCAATCAAGCACTGGTACGAGACATCTGACAGTCCTTATGCTATCATTATGGAAGATGACTGTGAGTTAGACCTTGCAAGATTCTGGAACTTTACATGGAAAGACTTCTATGCTAAGATTCCTTATGATTGGGATGTCTGCCAGGTGTCTATTATTAGCACTGGTGACATTCACATCAAAATCCACAAGAGGTTTGTCAATGACTTCTCTACTGCTTGTTATCTAATCACTAGGCATCATGCTGAAAAAATGATTAGGTTGCATTGTAGAGGAGACAAGTACAAACTTGATAATGGTGTAAGACCTAGACCTGTTGCTGATGATCTCATCTACAATTCAGGTAACACTTATGCCATTCCTCTTTTGTTATACAAGATTGAACTAGGATCTAGTATTCATCCTGAACACATTGACATGTTCCACAAGAACAATTATAATGCACAGTTCAACTTCTGGACCAACCAAGGATCCCAGATGTCAGTTGATGAATTCATGGATTTTGACCCTTATCTAGGTAGGGTCAGTGCTCCTTCAGGTGGTGGAAACCCACCAGAGGGTTGACAACCTAAAAAATCTGTGGTATAAATAATTAACCTTTTGTCTTTCAGTAATTAAAGTAACAAAGGGAAACAAACTGAACCTAAGTCGAGGTTCATTTCATCTGCGGGTATTCATTCCGCAAGTAAATAAAGGTATCTAAAATGATCAAATCTGTATTCGCAGCTGCTGCTGCTCTGTCCCTGTCCGCTGGCGCTGCTGTTGCAGGTCCCTACGTTAATGTAGAAACCAATGCTGGTTGGACTGGCGATGACTACTCTGGTGCTACCACTGACCTCCACGTAGGTTATGAAGGTGATCTGGGTGAGTCTGCTGGCTACTATGTCCAAGCAGGTCCTGCACTGGTTTCTGTTGATGGCGAAGAGCTTGACACCCAATTCTCTGGTAAAGCAGGGGTTGGCGTGGCAGTTGCAGAGAACCTTGGAGTATATGGTGAGGTTTCCTTCCTGACTGCTGAAGACGAAGATGACTTCGGTCTTGGTGGTAAGTTGGGTCTTAAGTACTCCTTCTGAGTTACTGGCAATATGCTATAATACAGGGGACCATAGGTCCCCTTTTTTTATGTCATATAAACAAAGAATTTTTTCTTCCCTAACCAATCCAGTACTTCACATAGTCCTTATAATAGGTGGACTATTATTATTTGTAGGTCATGTTCATAATGAAACACATAGGACCATAGAATTAGATGTTGATTCATATGTAAAGAAGTTTTGCAATAAAAACAAACCCACTTGCAGATCCTATGCAAATGAGGATTAATTCCAAAGGAGCCTTGACAGGTTCCTTTTTTTTATATATAATATGTAAAGAAACATTACAAAGTGTATCATGACTGTAACAACTAATGATCGTGGACAACAGAACTTGTTTGCCAAAGAGCCTACAATGTATGTCTCTCAGACTGATGCAGAACGTTATGGTTATGAATCATATGCAGAGAGAGCAGAAAAACTGAATGGTCGTGCAGCAATGTTAGGATTTGCTGCAGCCTTGCTTTCTTATGCAATTACTGGTAACCTATTCTTTGGACTGCTCTGATGGGATTCCTAGCAGTGGCAGTGTTATTGCTGATACCCATCCTGGTTGCAGCATCTATGACACCTGAGAGTAGTAATGACAAACCCAAATCAACTCTATGAAGACATGGAGAGATTGAATGCCCTATACGAAGAACTTTGTTGGGGACATGATGATGAATTGACCTTTACCCATGATGGTAAAAAAATTATTATTCTAAACAAAACACAAAATGGAACCCTCTCTACTTGAAATTCTCACATACTATGTGATTGGTGGTGCTCTTATCATTGGACCACCTGCAATCTTCCTGATCATTGCTATGATGGGTGCTATCCAAAATACGAAAGGTCGTATGGTTGGATACAAAGACCACAAAACTTATGGTGATATCTCATTTTATGAGAATGCACCAACAGATCAAACAAAATTTTATCTCACCTTAGGAGAAAACTCATGAACGAAAACGCAGAACGCATTAATGGTTGGGCAGCAATGATTGGTATTGTTGCAGCAATGGGTGCATACGCCACCACAGGACAAATCATTCCAGGCATTTTTTGATGTATGATTGGACACTACTCAATACATTGGTGTTCATAGTTGCTCCTTTTTTTATTATGTTGGCACTATCATCTAATGATGATGAAGATGATGGGCCAGGTGGTGGTCTTATGACACCAGTATATCAAGGAACAGGGGCTTAAAAAGTCCCTTTTTTAATAAATATTTTTAGTTGCTTGCATCTAATGCCAGAGGAAGTTAAGAAGGAAGTATCCAAAGACCCTAAGAAGAAAGGTATTCTAAGTAAAATTAAAGAGGCAGCAGATGATAAAGAAGAACAACTTGCTATTCTTTCTACCTTTGTGCGCCTTGGTATCCTTGTTTGGAGTGGTGGAATTCTCACTCTTGCATACATCAAACTACCTCCTGCTCTTGGAATTCCAGAACAGAAACTTGACCCTACCTTCATTGCCTCAGTCTTCACAGGGGTTCTAGCTACCTTTGGTGTTCAGGCAGCAAAGAAAGCAGGAGAAAGTGGTGGTAATGGTGGTAACACTGGAATCACTAAGGAGCAAATGGAGAGACTGATTGAGAAGGCAGCACAGACTGCACCTGGTCAAACAATTAGAATTGAACAAGCACCTGTGACTATTTCCACAGGAGAACCACCAGTTAAATCAGCAGTAGAACCAAAGTAAAATCATATTAGGAACCCATAACAATAGGTTGATAAAAAAATAGTATCATGTATAACTAGTGTAGTTGATTTAAACTACAATGAAGTTTATGAAGGTAGTGATTCTTGCTACTATAGCAGCAATGATTTTCTTCTTACCTAAGATGGCTTATGCTGTAGATGTCACTATGGGTTCTAATGGTAACTTAATTTTTAATCCATCAGAAATTACAATTGATGCTGGTGAAACACTTCATTTTGTAAATGAGATGTTGCCGCCACACAATATTATTGTAGAAGGTCGTGCAGATCTTTCTAGGGAATCACTGATGTTCACACCAGGAGAATCACAAGATATTTTGTTTGCTGATGCAGGAGACTATGAATTCTTTTGTGGTCCTCATCAAGGTGCAGGCATGACAGGAACTATTCACGTAAATTAAATGACATATACAATCAAAATAGAGATCCCTTCTGAGGGAACCACTGCAACATTCGAATGTGAAGATGATCAATACATTCTTGATGCAGCAGAAGAGCAGGGAATTGATCTACCCTACTCTTGCAGGGCAGGAGCTTGTTCCTCTTGTGCTGCCAAAGTATTGGAAGGTACAATAGATCAATCAGACCAGTCTTTCCTGGATGATGACCAGATGGAATCAGGATTTGCACTTATTTGTGTTTCATATCCTACATCTGATTGCAGCATCAAAGGAGAGGCAGAAGAAGAGCTTTACTAAAATGCTTCTATTTGTCAGACATACAATGCAAAATCCTTTTGCTCTCGGTTTCATGTCATATGTGTTAGTCTGTGTTCCAGTTGTTGGGATGTGGGCAGTGCATAAGTATAAGTGGCAACACTGGGAACCTTTTGTTAAAAGATAAATGAAACCACTAATTTTATTTGCCTGTTTTTTACCTATTGGTATTATTTGGATAGTTATGAAATTGACTTTGTGGATTTCAGCAGTCAATGAAGAACACAAGTATGTCAGAACAGAATCCAGAAAATCACACGGACCATATGTGGAAAACCCATATGCAGACGTTGATGAAGATGAAGAAGAATTTACAGATCGCACAGATTATAGATGATTCTCTTCACCAATACTATGTGATTGAACAAGGCAAACCAGTTCCTAATTGGAGATACATGAAGGATCAAGACTGGTGGTTAGAATATTTAAAATCATTGGGGATGAACCCTAGAAATCCATGAGTACTTTATTTGTTTTTTGTTTTATATTAACACTAACCATAGGAATGGAATTAACCTGGCCAGTTAAGAAATGAATTTATTATTGAGACCTTTAGATAATCCAGCTGATCCTGTATGGTCAGTGATTATTATGACAATCCTTGTAGTAGCTATGGCAGTTTATACTATCATATACATACTAGGAATAGATGAGAGAGAATCCCATGGGAGCATTGACACCACCAAGCAGAAAAAGTTGTTACAACTTTCGAGTGACAGAGATCAATCGTGTCCTTGATGGCGATACTATTGATGTCACCATTGATTTGGGGTTTGATTTATACAAGAAAGAAAGAGTTAGAGTTGCAGGAGTTGATACGCCAGAGAAAAGAACGAGAAATTTAGAGGAGAAGGCTCTTGGAATCGAAGCAACCAACTGGCTCAAAGAAAAACTCGAAGGCACTTTGGCTGGTGATGATGAGTTGTCTGTTAGGACTGAACTTGTTGGTGGCACTGGGAAGTATGGGCGTCTTCTGGGTTGGTTATACATTGGGGACGAGTCAGTGTCACTCAACGAGCAAATGATTGAGGAAGGTTATGCTCATGCATACGACGGAGGAACAAAAAATATGGACCTTGAAGCGCTTAGAGAAATCAGAAGGCAACATGGCACGATGGTGTAGAACTGGCATTTGTGGGTCTCCACCATTCATTCCAAACTCAGAGTTTGGTGGAGAGACATGCGAACTAACTTGCAGTATAGATAGGATGAGTGATTTTTTATGATGTATAATGTATGGGACTTTTAAAAGAATCTATCCATCTATATGATGTATTACCTGAAGAGATTTTCATAAGATTGAACAGCGATTTAAAATATGGATGGAAAAATAATAATGCATCTAATGGTGACGAGTATACTTCTTGGGGAAAAACTGAGGAGAATATTTTAGATGTGTTGGCTTATATATCAGTTGGTTCTTATATTAAATATAAAATTAAAAAACATTTAAGAACATCTGATTTAGACTTGTCTAGAATCCATATAAATGGACAGACAAATGGACAAGCATCACTCTTTCACTCAGATGAGAAGAATGATGGGACATATACTTTCATTCTATTCACAGAAGATAATTGGAATAGTAATTGGGGAGGTGAATTTGTTGTTCAGAATCCTTTTAGTGGAAAGTATGAATACTATCCGTACATACCAAATTCTGGAGTACTTATTGATAGTACCTGGGAACACAGAGGTAATAGTCCAAACAATATGACTTACAGATTAAGGACAAGCGTAGCATTTATGTATTGCGACTTAAATGTAAGAGATAAATATGATTGGAAAAAACTTCATAATAATAGATTAATTAGTTAAATAGAAATGGAATCAATGACAAGTCCAATGAGCTTTGTTAAAAATACAAGGCAAACTTATAGTAAACAACTTGAAGAAGTGATTACTGAAGTTCAAGTTCAATTCAATGAAGAGAATCCTACTTGGATTCCCTATAACACATACCTTTCAATTTTGGATTATAAAAATGCAAAAAGTAATTAACGTCTTAGCACTCCTATCATTTGCAGGAACTGCATCTATTGTAGGTGGTGGTGCATATGTATATCTCAATAAAGATTCAATCATTGAGAACGTAAAGAATCAGGTTGCTGCTGCAGCAGGAGAAGCAATTACTGGAGCACTCCCTGGTATGATTGATGGTGCTATGCCAGAACTACCTGGTGCAACTGGTGGTGCTATTGGTGCCCCTGCTGGTATAGGTGGTGGTGCTCCTGCTATCACAGGACCAGCACTTCCTTTCTGAGAAAGTGACTAATGGAAATTCCTGATATTAATATTAGATCTACACAAATCAATATAAGAGATATTTCTGTTCAGGAGATAAGGGATTGGACAACTACAATCCCACAAGCAATACCACCAACACCACCTGTTGTAAATGAATTAGGCATACCCATTGTGGATATGCCTGGGTGTGTGGAATCTCATGAAACAAATAACCCTAGCAATAGTGTAGTTATTGAAGATGACCCTAAGGGTTCTCTTACATATTGTGACGCAGGTGTGCCATCATTTAATCCGATTAATTATACACCTGATGAATTAGATTATACAGACCCAGCTAATCTTAAAAATCCATCATCACCTGATGAATCAAATACAGACACAGAGGTAGGTGCTCCTCCACCTCCTCCTCCAACTCCTCCACAAAACATTGAGTGTCCTAATCCAAAACAAAAATTAGAGCAACCCATTGGTACAATATTTGACAATGGTAGGGAACTTGTAGTAGGATATAAACTTGAGAATGGTATCTGTATTAGGGTTACAGAATCTATACCAATACCTGCTCAGATTGTGAACGCAATACCACCAGCAGGAATTATTACAACCACAGCATCAATTGCATTAGTTGCTACCACATCTGCACTGATTGCTAAACCATTTGCTGACATCTTATTGAAAGTTGTTAAACCTACTATCAAGAAAGTAGTCAAGAAGATTGCCACCTTAAGGGGTAAGCAACCTAAGGTTCAAAGCACAGGTGAACGCATTGCAGAACAAAGAGACAGAAATGAAGCAATTAAATCTATAAGAAGGGTCCTTAAAAAATGACAAAATTTTTGGAAATATTTGACAATAACCTTAGCCCATATTTCTGCAGACATGTAATCAAAAGATTTGAAAAGGATGAAAGATCCTGTCCTGGACAAACTGCAATGGGTTTAAACACAATTGTAAAAGATTCTCAGGACTTACTTATTACAAGTCATCCTGATTGGGAAAAGGAGGACCGTACTTTCTTTGAAAAGTTATCTCCTGTTCTAGATGAGTATTATATGAAACATTTTATAGATCCAATACCAACTAAAAATAGATCAGACTGGAGAGAGAAAACTGATATATCAGATAGAGGATATCAAATTCAAAGAACAACACCTGACCAAACAGGTTTTGTATATCACCATGATGGTGCAGCAGAGGATTCTTTACGTAGAATTATAACTTATCTTTGGTACTTAAATGATATACCTGAAGATGGAGGAGGAACTACAGAATTTTATGAAGGAAAAAAAGTACAACCAAAGGAAGGAAGATTGATTCTTTTTCCTGCCAATTGGACAGCAATGCATAGAGGTAATCCACCCAAAAAAATAAACAAGTACATTGTTACTGGATGGGTTTATAGTAATTAATTAATTGGACCACCTAGGTCTGATGCTTTAGTTGATGTAGGAATTTTATGAATGTGTGGATGTTTGTGTCCTATAGGATTATTAACTACTACATCAGCACACACAGAATAGTATGGTGACTTAGGATGAAATTGAATTCCTTTTATCTTTAACTCACCACAGTT